ATACGAAATCCCACGAAACTTGACACATCAATTTTTGCACAACTAAATGTATCAACATTTAAATCAATATAACCTTCAAAGTTAAACATTTTTTTGTCAACCCAATCAAATGTTTTTTTATAAATCTCAGATGAATCTTCGTATAGTTTACCAATTTGTCTTCTTACTGCATCACCAGCACTCGGATATGGTTTATTTTCGTTAAAATCTATAGCCGGAATACGAATATCAACAAGTTCCGCATTCCCAGCAGTACTCCCCTCAGGCAAGCTTGTAAAAGTATTCATTCTGTTTTCAAGAACTATAATCTTTTCATTCTGTTTATTTACGATCGGATCGGTGTACTTTCTGATGATTTCATACAAACTTCCATCTTTTGCCATTGCAACCAGCTTGTTATCAATTTCTTTCTGAACATTAAGATTTTTAAAATAATCGTGTACATAATCATGTAAATCATTAAATGCCTGATTCAAGCTGGTAAAGCTTTTTTGCATATCAGCCCACTTTTTTAATACCTTGTCAAATTCACTCAAAAACCAGTCCTGATTTAATTCATGAAAGTTACTATAAGGCCCTAATTCCATGCTCATATCTTAATCCCCCTATTAATAAACCATCAAACAAAAATTTTCAACAAAACTTTCTGCAATGATATCATAAATATTAAACATGGCAACTTCTCTTTCACTCTGAATCATCTGCTGAGAAGTAGTAACACCAATATTTCCATGCGCTCTTCCTGTTCTTTTATGCGTCAAGTCCCTTTTACTCGTCCCACTCTCATTCTCCGTAGTACTTCCAGAACCATTAGTGATTGTATCGCCATCACTAATCTCTTTTGCATGGTCTGCAAGTCCAGCATTAAAAGCGGTATTCTGCTCTGTCAATGTTCCTGAGGTTGTTGTTTCATTACTGACAGTGTTTTTGATATCATTGTTTCTGGAATTCGTTCCGGTTTCTGCATCCGTATCTGTCCAGTCTTCAATACGATCATAGTTCTCAATCGGATTATAGTCCAACAACGTAGTATCGTATAACTTTTTCCAGTTATACTGATGCTTCCTGCTCCACATTCCTATCCGCATAGCAAAGAATTCAAGATTTGGATAAAGCACTTCCAGCTCTCTTGACCTCATGCATATTGTATCAATCGCAATCTGTTTATCCATCCCCTCAGGAACATTAAACTCGTTGAAAAGCGTATCTTTATAATTATACAGCCCCTCTACTGTCATTAGTGCCACTAGAACCACCTTCTTTCTTTTTTGAATTCGGATCATGCCGCCAGTTAACACTCACATCAACATCAAACATTTTCCTAACATCTTCACAGCTCTTTTTCCATCCATCGAGCCACATTTCCATTCTGGTGCTTGTCTCAACGTCATTGCTTTCTGCTTCACTGGAAATCATTCTTTCTTTCTTGTCACTTCTTGCACTGGGAATTCCGATCTCTGTGCAAAAAAGTTCTTCAAGTCTTCTGAGTGTGTCCAGAACATCACCGGCAATGTAGTTTTGCCGTAAGTTGTTCACGAAATAATCCCACGGTTCTTCCGTAGTATCTCCCCTCTGAATCCGTAGCTTTTCATCATAGAAAACTGCAAGTTCACCACGCATGACCTGATCCATTACTTTTTTAAGTGCTTCTGCACCAGCTTTGTTCCTTGCCCTGAACACATATGCAAGTTTAGAGTTCATCACATTCATGTCTAGGGATTCCATAGCGATAGCCATTTCATCCGCATACCTTCCAATCAAATCCATGATACCCCCATAATCAGACGTACATTTAAACAATACACACTGTTCACCGATTACGGGTTCGAGCACACCTTTAAGCAGAGGATTACTAATTACTGCTTGTGCTGGACGATAGAAAACATTGTATCCTTTAAGAGTACATCCCTGTGGAATCACACCGAATTTGTCAGTGTTAATGATCGCAACCGTCCCCCAGCAATATAGGCAATACAAAAAATAATCCTTGTCCCAATTATCCGGTACGTCCCATTTCATCACAGAAATTGCTTTCTGTAAAAGGTATCTCTGAAAGTACCAGAACAAACCAGTGTTCTTGCAATGGTTTGTACTCGGACTGATAGAACTATTGTATTGATTAATATAGTTATACATTACAGGTGCGCCTACACCAACATAATCGCATCCATACATTATACATCACTCTCCTGTCGTAAAATATTTATACCACGCTCTAGCATAACCAGCACGCTCCTGATGTAAACTAGCTGGTCTTTCATAATTGGCTTGGAATGCTAGTGCCAGATAACCAGCATCCTGAGTGCTTACACTCCATTGTTTCCAACTCAACGGATATGTACTCGTGCTATACCATTGTGGCTCAATGCCCCAGTTTTTAATTCCACTGCTTTGCTGGAATTCTGCCAAAATTACACTCAACTGCTTTTGCCCATCATACCAATCATCGTGAGAACCATATAGAACGTCAAGAACGTGATATAAGTCTGTTGGCGGTGTCCACTGTACAAGTCCGTGACCAGTTCCACCTACTTCTATCAAATTCGGGTTGAAAGTGGATTCCTGTTGAATATTTCCGCATAGTCCAGCTATTGAATTGACTGACCAGCCTTGTGCCAAAAAGTAAGCTTTTATTGTATTGGCGTTGTTGATAGCTTTTGGATTATTACCGCAGAGATCCGCAGTCGGATTTCCAAAATATTCACTAGAACCACCTGCAATCCAGTTACCACCGGAAAATGGAAATCTGTAGCAGTGAGTATATACCAGTCCACTTTGAATCGGATATGTGTTAATACTTACCTGATCGGCAAGAGGCCTTCCGCTTTTTCCATGAGCACCCATTGTATGACCCCCATTATCAGTATCATGTACAATTTCTGTATGCTGATGCTGACTTGAGTTTACCACCAAAATATCACCAGTCTGGAATTCAAAAGTTGAAAAGTCACTAATGATAATTTCCTTAAATCCAAGCCGTTTTAATGTTGCCCCCATTGTGTAAGTAGTGAAAGGCCATGCACTTAAATTGATCTCAAAACCTGCATGACCTAAACCATACCATACAAATGATGAACAGTCATAATACGTGATTCCATTAATTGTCTGCTCGTTCCTGTAATCCTGATCGTATCCAACGTTTGGATCATTACACTTTTGAATCCACCAAATCATAGCCTGGGACATTAATCCACCAAGTCCACCAGAACTGCCACTGCCCCACGGGTTCTGTCCAGCATTCGCACTTGTCATTAATGCCAGAAACAATGAAATGTTACTTGCTGGAAAACTACGCATAGTATACACCACCTTCCAAGTATTGTCTGATCTGTTCTTTTTCAGTTCTGGTTGCGCCTGACACAACGATATTTCCATTCTCAACCACATAGTATCCAGCACCGAGTTCTGACATAGTGCCATTTTTCATATATGGTCTTCCGTTGTCTGATCTGTCCTCATCAACTAATTTATAGAAAATTTCGTTGATAACTGGTGCGCTTGCAATGCTAATCAATGAACTATTCGCACCTTTTGTGTTAACATCGGGAATCGCACTCTCAACAGCATTTGCAATTCCAACCGCAGAGCCGATAAAATTTCCAGTAAAAAACGATGCAATGCTTCCGAGAATATCACCACCAGATTGTATAACATTAGTTCTCAAATCACTAACCTGTATGTTGACACCAACTTGTGAGTAATCTGAATATAACGATATATCACCAGAGCCTACAGAAATATGCCCTATGCCACTCATACAGTCAATAATTTCGTGAACTGTAACGGTTGATGATGTTCCTACTTTTCCGCCATCTATTTCAAACGAACCCCACGGATTAATGATTATTCTGATGCGTCGATACGGTGAAGAATTTAAAAAAGTTCCTCGTGATACTTGAGGATGTTGTGTTACCGGCATAGTGAAAGTTTTCCTGTAAAATGGCAGATTACTCAGTTTGTATGCATCTACGGTAACTTCCCAAAAACCAAATTTGACTGACGTTACTTTTTTACTTCCCGCATCAGCGTTAAATGGAAACCACATCACACTTGTAATATACTGGAATGGATTGAAAAGACATTTCAGCAGACTTTCTGTAATCTGCTGACCTGAGATATCAGCCCAGTCAATCGATGAAAAGATTTTATTGCAGAAGGAAGCAAATTTTGTTGGTGTGAATCCGTAAAAGTTAGTCAATCCATCTTCACCCACAATACCACATATAAATGAACCTTGTGAAAGTCCGTATTCGCTTGCCGGAAAAGACCCATCAGTAACAACTGTATGCTTCATATATGGCGTTGATAATGTAGGATATAGTGTGTCCATGATATCCCCGTTATAAGAAGTGGACGATCTCAGGAAATACAAGCTGGTACTTGCAATCGTATCACGGTATGATGCCAATACATCGACAGAACAAATTGCAACCCATGTATTATTAATATATTGCCAGTCCTCTATCCAATAAGATCTCCCCCCAAAATCTGGAATTGTGCAATAGTTCCAACTAGGTACACTACCGCCATTTCTCAATATGATCTGTGGAGTTTCAATTGTACAAGGTTCGTTGATATTACAGTTAATGGCGGTAACTGTACCGCCAACAACTGCTGTTGAATTGACTTTTTTGCTTGCTGTCTTAAAGTTTACAGTAACCGCCATTATGATACCCCCTATTCAAGCACGAATACAAGAGCATTTTCTGTCATATCATTCCAGTAACGATCTGTGAAATGATAGTAGATGTTCCAGTATCCACCAGCACTGTTAAATGGTGTCGTGCTACTCCACTGCTTAATGGTACTAAGTCCCATTGCTTCCTCATCAAAAAGTACTGCAAAAATATTGCTGATAGCCTGCTCGTCACCTTTTACAACGGTTCCAGTCGGTGTGATAACACTTGGCGTTACATTAATTCCCATTGGATTCTCCAATGTCTGCCAGAAGTTAACTTTCTCATTGGTTGCAATTTTAAGGTACTGATCGTGAAATGTGTTACTTAATACTGTAGTATCCGCAGTGTGTAAGTCTGGGCTGAACATCATGATATTCTGCATACGTAAAGGTGTATGCCTTGCAATCTCTTTTCCGGTGATGTTCGCGTGGAATCTGGTTGAACGCTCAGTGAAGAAATCCATATAGGTCATGATCTTTGCACAAGCCCATCTGTAAAAACTTGGGAAGTTGTCTGCTTTTCGTACATCGTCCGCGGTTAGCATAGAACCGTTCTCATCATTGTACATAGTCAAAAGTTTTACCACATGTTCGCCAGTGTATCCTTCGGTGCTTTTACCGACTTCTGTCTGCCAAATGTTTTTAGCCCCGATAAAGTTTGCCACGCATGCGCGCGACATGCTTTCATGTGCTTGCTCGATCATATCCATTGTATTCTGAGTGTACATAGAAACAAACTGACCAAACTCGTCAGGATTTCTAAAAGCCTGATCGAGCTGATCTCGGAAATAGGTTCTGTGTCGCTGAAACACCTGACCGCCATAAAAGTTTGTCTGTAATACTTTACCTTTTTTGATCTTGTACATATCGACAGCGGTATCGTCTGTTAAAGGCTGTCTCTGATCGTCTTCCCATTCATCATCGATCATTCCAAGTTTTCGTACATGGTTGCCCCACTGCTGAGTGGTACGTCTTAATCCTTTAAATTTTGCAGAATAAGGACGCACTGAGAAAATCGTGCGATCAAGAACCTGAGAGATAGAATCCATGATCCTGTCATTTCCGACAAGTAAAGCAGTCTGAGCCTGTGCCACAAAAGAGCTTGTGTCTGTTGCTTTCATGGTTTCCATGCCTGTTGCCTGTTTTACGATATCATTTAATATTGTACTGATCTGGTCAAAAGTTAATGTATTAGCCATTATTTATTTCCCCCCATCTGTCAACCCTTCATAGTTTGGCGGGTTGATAATACTTGCGATAGCATCCTCAGTGGTCACCTGTTTAGGCATCTGATTTTGCATCATGTTTACATTGTTATTCTGTACTGATCGCGTGAGATTTTTAAGCGCATCAAGAACATCATTCTGCTGTGGATTCTGGTTAATATTCTGTGGATATCCGCTGTAAGAATAATATCCGTTTATCATCTGCTGATATGGCGGTGTCTGCATCTGCTGATTCTGTACCGGCATCTGCTGATTCTGTACCGGCATCTGCTGATTCTGTACTGGCATCTGCTGATTCTGTACTGGCATCTGCTGATTCTGTCCACTCATTGCAATAATATCATCTTTTGTGAATCCTGCTTGTGTTAATGTAATAATCTGTTCTATCGTCATATCTTGTAATCCTTCCTGAGATAATTTTTGTGAGAAAATCCTGTCGAAATGATTCCGTTGTGTTCGTAGGTGACCGCATACCATTCACCGGAATAGCATCCAAGACAGATGCATTTTCCATTTTTCGGAATCTCTGCAATCACTTCACTATCCGTGTTAGGTTCTGCCCGAACCATCAAAGGATATTGTGAGGTTTTCACAATATATACACCCCGAATATCCTTGTTATATTCGATGTTCATTCTTCATCACTCCTAGTTATGTGTTCTGTCAACTTTGTTATGGCAACAGTATTGTTATTGAGGGCATCTGTCATTTTTGCCATTTCTTCCTTGTGTGCTTCTGTCTCTTTGAACCATAAGTAAAAAGTTGCAATCAGACAAGCGCAAGGTACTCCAATGTTACTAATCAGTGTTGAAATTGCGTTAAAATCCATAGCATTTTCTCCTTATTATAAAATATTTTATTTATAGCAATAAGTCACAAAGCTGTGACACCTTGTGACCCCGTGTGGATTAACTGACACAAATCATGAGCTGTGCGAACTCATGCACACTGATCTGATACGATCCACGCTCCCAACGTGATGCACATGTGCAACGTTCAGTTGTCCACTACATAAACAATAACATATTAAAAATAACTAGTCAATACTTGTCTTTAAAATAATTTTCAAATAATGATTTGCTTGTGATATCTTCAAATCGTATCTTATTAGACAAGTACATATCCCATAGATATACAAAGTCCCTTCGAAAAGCTTTTACATCCTTGTCCGTATTTGTGTATACCGGTGGTGTACCTGAATTGTGGCGCGTGACATAAATCATGTCTTTTTGCTTGTGCTGGTAAATTGTGATTGCATCCATTCTGCATAATGGCAACAGCTCTTTAATATTCATGGTTTTAATCCCCGAATAATCAGCGGAATAAAATTCATTGCCGAGAGCCATTCTGTTAAATGTGGAATTTTCACCCGACATTTTGTACAATGCAGTCTCTTTTTTCTTCTTGGATATCGGAGAATCGAAAAGATTGAAAAGAGCGATCCCACGATCACGCATGATAGAGACGGACTGTTTTGATATATCCATACTAGATACTTTTTCCATCAAATCGTTTTCTATGAACATATTACAAGATAAATTTTCTGAGTTAGAGAACATGAGAAACTGTATTGGTTCCTCTCCCTCGAGTTCTCTATTTCGGTTCATAGTCTCATATGCATTTTTAAAAGCGTAACCAGCATTTTCAACTTTTCGTTCTCGCTTTTCTGGAATAAATTCATCATAAATTCCAATTTCTACGTCTGACGCGTCGAATCCTCGCAAGTTAGCAAAAGTATTTAATGCTATGGCATAACCAAGGATTTCACCTTTATATATTAGTTTACCATTTTCGTCAGTCTCCGTATGGTAAAATCCGGCAACATTTTTACCAATACTTTTCGGGTAAATTGACCATCCCATTTCTTTATTCAATTTTTTAAACGGTGACAGTTCAGGAATCTTAATCGTGTCAATCTGTGCTTGTAGTGATCTCATATAGACAAAAATCTTTTTATGCTCAATACAGTACTTTAATCCCCCGTATGTTTTTCCTGTACCTCGCCCACCCCATATATAATTGAATTTTTGCCCGTAACCTAAAACAGCGGGTATTGATAAATACCCACTGTTTAAATATAAGCTTTTCATTATTTATCTTCCTCAGTTGGTTCGTCAAAATCAATTCCAAGTCTCTTGAGTGCCTTGTCTGGGGATACAAGCGCACAATTGATATATTCACGTCCTGACTTGCTTGTGTTATGCAACACTTCAATGAAGAAGTTTTCTGGAACTGTATTCATGCTTTTCACCCTATCTACAATATCTGAAAAGCTATCACGGAAAGTCTTAGACTGCCCGCTGTATGATTCGCCGGTGTTTGCATCCTGAATGCTGATACATTCAATCTCATGTCCGTATTTGTCTTTAGTAAGATAATAAACCCACAAACCAACACAAATAATAGACTTGTGTGTAATGTTTTTCAGTGACACAATTGCCGGACTTTCCATTAAGTCATACTCATCATATTCATTGATTTCTCCTGATTTTTTGATAATTTTGAATTCTTTGTTTGCCATGGTTTATTTCTCCTTTTTTGATTTTGTAAATGTTGCATTCTTTAAGAAATCTTCTGCATCCATACCGTAAATTTTTGTTTCTTCATTTTCTTTTTCCCAGTCAATTACAATACCGAAATCTCTCTTTTTAACTTCCTTGTTAATCTGTTCATCTGTGAGATTTCCTATTAATGTTAATTCTTTTGTTACCTCGCATTTATTATCAACGTCATAACAAATAACATTAATTTTGTTGACTGTTAACTCTCTTGTAATTTTCATTTTTCTCACCTCACTTATAACTATCTCTGTTGTAATTATATTATAGCATTAATACTAAATTTCTGTCAATCGTTTCTTTAAATTCTTTTAGTGTTCTTGCGTCTGCCAGTATTCTTCTGTATTCATCAGTAATTCCAATCGTATATGTTGACGGTTTAATCACTATATTCTGACCAATGTAAATAGTGTGTCCGTCAATGGTATAATCTCCATAGGGTACATCATTATATACCGATTCTGTCCCCCCAGCTTTAGAAAATGTGAACCCAACTTTAAACGCTGTTATTCCACCTTGTTCTTCCAGCTCATCAGGTGCGTACTTTTTATTAACTCCGGCAATAGTAGTGTGTAGTGTTCCGTCCTCTTCACGGTATGCATACTTTTTTGCCCCAAGTGTTGAAAATTCTGTATATGTCTTTTCATACTCAAAAACACCCATGTAATGAACATTCCCTTTTGTGTCGGTGGCAAAAGCATTATTTCTAGTACTATTTTCAATTCTCTTCTTATTATATTCTGCAAATTTATTGTCTATATCATCACCCAGCACTTTAACATATTTTACCGAATCTGTATCATCATATAAATATCTATCACCTACTATATTGATGCCCTCTTTTAATCGGTATCGCGCCCATGCAGTTACCCAAACCCCCCATTGAAAAGGTAAAAAAGCAGTTCGGTTATATTCCGCAAGTAATGTTTCACGTGAAACATTTTCATCGACTTTGAACACATCCTCGTCCGATTCTGTGAATATTAAAGACTGTTTTACGGGTGACTGTACCATCATTCCATAACCTGCATTTAATAATGATTTCTGCAAGTTATAAAAGAGTTCCTGTTCTGTGATTCCTTTTAGTTCGGTTTTGTCTATGTAGTATCTGCGAAATATATCTTTAAGTTGTTCGGGAAGCTGTCCATATCGACTTTCATAACATTCGGTGATCTGAAAGTCTTCCCACTTGTACTCTGCTTTCATAATTTCATAGTCAATATCAGTGATCGTAGTTTCTAGATATTCAGCAGATAGGATTCTACCATTATCCAATATTTCACCAGTTACTTTTCTGCATTTAGAATATCCGAGATATGGATCGCCATAGTATTTGTCTATTTGTTCAATACCAATAATACGACACCTGAATAACAGTGCTTTACCTCTATCAATTTTCTTTTCAATATCGGATTCTTCCAATGTTCCAATAAACACAAACTTTGACATTGGAAATGTATCATTAAGTATCACATCTGGATATGATGAAGAACGATCATAACTCCCTATCCCAAGAATCTTTTTTCCATCTGCTTTTATGACAGTTCCAGAATAATACCTGTTAGCATGAGTATCACCACCACGAAAAGCTTCTTCCAACAAATCAAAAACTTTGATATCTGGAAATAGGTATTTATGTTTTTTCGACCATCCATACATAGCTTTTTTTGCCTCACGTCTGACATAACCTGTAGACGTGAGTGGAAGTGTGTATAGATTGTCGTTTGCAAGAAGCATTCGTTTATACATGGCTTCAAGCAAACCAACAGTATCATTAACTGTATATTGTAGTTCGTACTCTGTGAGTGGTGTCCATGGATACCGCTTCTTTAAGTAATCAAAAATTTCACCTGACAGTTTCGTGTGC